GCGCTGATATCAAACGCCACCCCAATCCGGGCGGCGGCATCGGTGAAGCGGATCAGGTCCTCACCCGAAATCCCAGCCTGACCGGCCGCAGCGGCAATATCCGCCAGACCTGTCACCGCGATGGGAATGTCGCGCGACAGCGCGAACAGGTCCTGCTGGAACTGCGCAAAGGCTGCAGGGCTTGGAAAGTCGACCACCTTGGCCACATCCGCCATGGCGCTTTCAAAATCCGACGCGGCCTGGATCGGCGCGCCAATCGCGCTGCGCAGCGCGTAGAAGCTGGCCACCGCATCAACCAGCCCGCCGCGCGCGTCAGCCAAGGCGCGGTTGTTGCGGGTGATGGCCGCGTTCAGGCGGTCCCCAAAGGTGATCGGCTGGCCATTGGTCTCACGGACCGTGTTCGAGATACCCGCCAGCGCATTCGCCGCCCGACGCGCCGGGCTGGTCACCCGGTCCAGCAGTTCGATGACCAGTTGGGATGTGAGCTGTGTCATCTGGTCACCTCATCTTCGCAGCACGCGCGGGACAGCCTCCACGGCGTCGCGTCACCTCATCTTCGCCGCCCGCGCGAGACGCCGGGCCTCGGCGTGCCAGAGCACCACCTCGGACCACTCCATCTCTTCAAAACCCGTGAGCGGCGTATTCAGCCAGTGGGCGGTTTCGGCAACGACCGATCGCCAGGAGGCGAAGCCGTGCCCTTGGGGAAAAAATCCGCAATCACCTCCGACAGCGCGGTGAAGTCGTCGGTATCGAGGTCCTCGATCATCTCGACCGGATAGCCCGTCAGCGCCGAGGCCATGACAATGCCCTGATCCAGGCGGTCGGTGATGCCGTCGAGCGCCGCGTTCATCCGCTTGAGGTCTTTGACCTTCGGCTTGGCCATGCGGATCTCGGTGATTTCGCGGCCCTCGAAAGTCACCGGCGCCGACAGGGAAACGGTCTTTTGTTTTGCTCTATCAGACATGGGTCACCTCAAAAGCCGTTGGGAAGGCGCAGAATGGATCGCTCGTCTGCATTTTGGGACGTGCCGTTGACGCGCCAGTCGGTGGTGAAAAAGTCCCAGTAATATTTCTCGGCGCCCTCGAAATAGAGCTCGTAATGCAGGATTTCGTTGATGGCGTAATCAAAGCCCTGCAACTCGCCGCGCTGGAACGCCTCCGGATTGGCCGTGCCCAAACGCCCCTCCAGCACCGCCTTGGCCTCGATGGCCACGCCATTGCGCTTGTCGCGCACCGAACCGTAGGCGGTGAACTTCTTGCGTGCGGTGGCCCCAAGGCCAAACTGCGTCAGCAGATCCGGGTCCCAGCCCGCAAGCTTGAAGCTGGCCTCCAGCTTCTGGATACCAAGCGCGACCTCGATCTGCACACGCGAGCCACCTGGGTGATGATCCTGGGTGATTTCCTGCAGGTTGGGCAGTTGCAACTCGGTCAGCGTCAGGTGCTTGGAGGCCGCGGGGTTTTCATCGCCGCAAAACAGGTTTGCGGCCTCCATCACGTAAATATTGCTCATGGGAGCGTCTCCTGAATGTCGGACAAGTTTCGGGCCGGTCAGCCGGTGATGGTGCCGACCTGCGCGAGCAGATCGTCGAGCAGCGCATCCAACGCCGGGCGGTAGCGCGCGGACTGGATGCCGAGATAGCGCAGCACCGGCGCCTCCTCAGCGGCAAAGCTGACCGTGAAGCGGCCCTGGCGCAGTTCCTCGGGCGTGTTCTGATCGCGCGTGAACTTCATCTCGAAGCCGAGGATGTCGCCATCGGCCTTGAGATTGCGCAGGCCGGTTTCCATCGTGTTCAGGATCGCCTGGATGGTTTGGCCCGTGACATTGAAGCGCCCCAGATAGAACCGCAGGGTGCGCAGCAGCATCAGGTGGATGAAGTCACGCCCGCGGGTGACATTGTAGAACCGCCAGAGGTCGTCCTCGCCTGCGTTGTCGGTGCCCACGAAGATGAAGCCACCCTGACCGATCGCACTTTCCACGCCCATTTCACCGCGCAGGAGCACGCCGATATTGGCCGACAGCAAGCGCTGGCCTTCGGTCGCGCCATCGGTGAGCGAGAAGTTGATGGGACGTGAGGGGCCTACAATGCCCTGCACCGGCTGGTTGGCCCAGCTGTGGAACGGGCGGCCCTGTTTTTCATGGTCACGGCGCACGCCGATGCCGATCACCGCGGGTGACAGCGGCTGAACGACACTCACCCCACCGGCAAACACCTTGACCCCTGGGTCGACCGGGATCAGGCGCTGCGAGCTGATCGTCTCTCGCCAATCGATGGCGTCCTGCTCGGTGGTGGCGGGGCCATCGACGACCGCATGCGCCAGAAGCTTTTCGCAGATCGCAGGCAGTGCCGCACAGACCGGGTTGGCCTCACCGACACCGCGCTGGCTGGTATAGCCCGGGGCACAGATGAGGCGCGGGATGATGCCCAGTTCGGGACCTGCGGCGATGAACGCCTGCAGGCCGGTCGCGATGCCGTCGCCGACGATATTGGCGATGGTCGCGTCCGTATCGATCCCGTCTTCGACGCGCACGACCACGACCTTGGCGGCCACCTGGAACTCGCCAAGCTGCGCGTTGATCAGCGTGAGCGCATCACGCAGCGTGCCCGTTACGCCAAGCGCTGCCAGCTTGGTCGCGTCGTCCGAATAGAGAAAGACCGGCGTGTCAGCTGGGAACACCGATGCATCGGCATCGGGTGCCGTGCCGATCAGGCCCACAACGGACATATCGCTCCAGACGGGCGGGCGCGGCTCAGTGTCGATCCGCGTGATGGATATCCCGAAGGTCGGGTCAGACATGAGAGGGTCTCCTTGAATAGCCAAAACCCCCACGCGGCCGTCAGGCGCGCATGAAGGTATATTGGATGTTTGGGATCGACGGCTGGCCGAGGTTCAGAATGACAGCGTCGGTGTCGTGATATCGAGGTCAGTTTTCGTGTCGGACTGGATCTGGATCTCGAGGATCAGCGCCGGACCAGCGGATCCTGCGGGTTCCCCAAAGACCCGGATCGCGCGGACAAAGCCGCCCGCACCGTCATCGACAACCTCACCCACCTGCACATCGCGCACATCGGTGATGCCCAGCTTGGTGCTCATCTGTGTCAGGGCGGATCGCATCCCGGCTGCCTCCTTCAATATGTACCGCCATCGACCAGATCGATCCGGCCTTGCAGCGCCGTCAGCGTTGATTGCAGGTTGGAGACCTGCGCAATCGTATGGCCATGGCTACTGGCCGCTTTGCTGGCGAGCTGCGCCGTGAGGTTCGGAATATCGCCGATCCCGAGCGCCACGTCCCCGGCCTGGCCGTTTACGGACGACACAGGTCCATTGGCCAGAACGCTTTCAGCAATATCCGCCGCGGCGGCCGCATCCTGTGCCGCCTGCTGGGCCAGTGCCAGGGCGCTTGAGACCGCAGCGGCCGTCTCGATCACCGAGGCTGCAAGGCCCGCGCTGGCAGAAATCACCCAGTCGCCATGCACGGCCGCACCGATATCTCCGTTGACGGCCACCACTTCGCCCGCCAGCCCGCCATTGGCGCGGCTGTAGCCGTCGACCCGGAACACCGCCCAGTCGTTCAGGCTGTCGTCGACATCACGCGTCAGCACGACATAGGGCGTGGGCGCAAAGAGCGCCCGCGCAGGCGTGTCGTCGATTTCGAAGGTGGTCTGCAGGCCCACCGACACAGTAAGCGGCGTCGAGGATGTCGCCACGAGAAACCCGTTCTCGGCCGCCGCCGTTGCGGTGGCGAGCGCAGGACCCAAGACCTCATTCACCCGTGACAGCCCCAGCGTCACCAGATTGTCGGTGGCACCGCGAATGCGCGCAAGCTGTGCATCGAGATCACCGAGGCTTTCAGCAATCAGGCGATACCGGCGATTGAAGAAATCCCGATCAAGGTCCTGATTGTCCCGCACCCGCAGATCTTCAAACCTCAGCATGGCGTCACCCTTTCTTCAGCGGCTCGGATGTGGCGATCGCCTCGGGATGCTCGGTGGTCAGACTATCAAAAATGGCGGCCGTCACCGTATAGCGCGCGCCCGGCCGGAACCGGGCCCCGGCAAATTCAAGGGGACGGTTCACCGTCACCCGGTAATGGGTGGGTTTTGATGGCATTTGGCTGTCTCCTCAATCAGATCAGGTCTGGGCGTATTCGATCAGCTCACTGACGAGAAACGGCACTGCCGCGCTCACCGTCGAGCCGATGATCTTGACGGCATAGGTGCTGACCGAGGTTACATTGAAGATTGAGGTTCGCCGCACCGTCCCATCCGCCAGCACCACATCCTCAACCACATCGGCTGCCTCCACCCCGTCCAGCGCCGCACCGCTCATGAGCGTCACG